CTTTTTTTTGTGCAATTCTCAAGTTGGATTCGGATATTTTTTTTGAAGTAGTTTTTACATGTTCCTTATTGCATCCACAAGATTTAGATTTGCCTGCTAATAGCATGCGACTATATACACTTCTAACCGTTCCACAGTCACATTTGCACATAACCGAATATGGCCTGCTTGACTCTCCGATCACTTCCCACATTCCGAAACGATCACCAGTTTTAACCGAGGATTCTTTTCGTCTGGCTTTTAAGTATTCCTTATTGCATCCACAAGATTTAGAATCACCAGCGCAAAGAGATCTATTGCTTACATCTCTAATCGTACCGCAAGTACATCTGCACTTTGAGTAATAGGGCTTGTTGCCTTGCCCTATTACTTCCCATTGTCCAAATACATCTCCAATTTTAATTTTATTTTTTACCATTCCACTCATTCCTCATAATAGTGCGATTACCTGCGCATCTCTAATGATTACTTCATCCTCGTCTTGCCCATACTCATAGCCCTTATAGCCAACTATGATAGCTAATCTTCCAAGATAGCAAGATGCTTTCTCAATAGCTCTGCTTAAAAGCTCTTTAGCTTCGTCAACTTCGTCAGAGTCCAAATCTGTAAAATGCCAAATGCCAATACCACAAGTGCCTGGTAATTCATTTGGCTCATCATCATAGTAGCTGCTTTGATCAAGCTCTATATTCCAATCATAGCTATCTCTGCACCAATCACCTACAGCATAATCTTCATCATCACAGCAATGACGAACAGCTACTATTGTTGCACCTTCGTTGTTTACTGTTTCCAGAATTTTTTTTGCGTCTAGTCTTTCAATAATTTCCTTTGCTTCCACCATATTTTACCTTACTACCTTTGGCAGTTCCTTTCTTTGTTATGGCTATAGTATAGCACCGATTTGGTACTTTGTAAAGCATATATTTGCACTTAATCAGTGCTTTTTATTGATATTTTTTACTATTATGTTACTATGATATCTGACAAGGTGACATAATAGCAAAAAGTAAGTGCAAAAAAATTGCACAAAAATTTAAACGAAGTACACCTTGTCGACTGAGTGACGCTTGATCTCGATTCTCCTCACAACTCTGTGCCAGAAATCTCGCTTTCCCTGCCTTGATAGCTGCTCGTAAATTTCCTTCCAGTTATCTGGCATCTGGCTGACTGGTAGCGCAGGTGTTGCCAAACTCTCAAGCTCTGCAAGCTGTGCTTTCAGCTCTTTTGTTTTTTCGAGATACTCAGCACGGCTCATATCGCCATCAAGGTATATATCTTTCAGCCGTTCCAGTCTCCCCTTGATCTTCTCAATTTTTCCCTCGGTGCTTTTTGCTTTCGCTGCAAGCTTCTGAACGCTTGCGTTATAATCTACAATCAATTCTTCCAGATGATCTATCATGTAGCTTTCCAGATTATGCTCCATGATGAATGCAGCGTTTTTGCATTCTCCTCTCCGCACAGTTCTCATGCGACATTGATAGTATAGCTTTTCACTTGGTTTGCCGTAGCTTGTATAGCAAGTACACTTGGAACCCATCCTTGCACCACAACTTGCGCAGAAGATCAACCCTGTAAAAATATATACTCTGTCTGCTTTTGGCTGTCTGGGATAATGCTGCCTTGCTTGCTGTATAAGCTCATGTTGTGCAGGTGTGATATATCCTGGCACTGATACACCATAGTAAGTGCCGTAGTACGGCTCTTTATCAAGTAAAAAATGAGCGGTTTTCCGAGACATTTTCAAGCCCTTTTCGGCAGCTGCATCCATGGCTTGCACTGGGCTGTATGTGTTTAAGTAGGTGTCAAAAAAGGTTTGCATAGCATCCTTAGTCTTTGGATCAAAGTCTATGGTAGATGCTGATGTGCGGATATATCCGAGCGGCATCTTACCTACTATGATATATCCCTGCGATTTGCGATACTCGTTAACCGCTCTGATACGCTCTGAGGTGCGGTCTGACTCAGCTTGGGCGATGGAAAGCATGATGTTAACCTTGAAAACACCTGCGGACGTTTCCGTCTCGTAGTCCTCCCAGATAGCTCTCCAAGGCACTTTTGCGGCATCAAGCTGACTCTGTACCTCATAGTAGTCCGCAACGGAGCGAAACCACCTATCAAGCTTTGTGAAAAGGATGATATCAATTTTGTGATCTTTGCAATCCTGTATAAGCTGTAGCAGCGCAGGACGTGCTTTGTACTTCTTTCTCGCACTAATGCCTGCATCGTTGTAGATGCCTGCGACTTCCAGACCGTTCTCGCGGCAGTACTTTTGCAGCGCATCAATCTGGCTATCTACTGATAAGCCGTGATCTCTTTGTTCTGCGGTTGATACACGGACATATATAGCCGCCCTTTTCTTTCCTTCCATTTCCTTTTATGTATCCTTTCTTACTGTGTCACGTTTACATGATTAGTCATGTAAAAAGTGTTAAAAAAAGTATTATATCGCTTTCCTCTTTGTGTTAGCATGGAAACATCTTTTTTTAAGGAGGTGCATCATATGGATAGAAAGGAGCTTATAAAAAAGATATCTAACCTGCTGCAAACCTTTGATCTTGTCACACTGTTAGCCATTTACCGCACGCTTAAACGCGTACAGAAAGGAGCCGTAAATGAAAAAGATGCTGATTAAAAAGATAACCGATATGTTGCAAACACAAAATGAAGATGTGTTGCTGTTAATTTATGAAATTTTGCTTAGGATGTAGCTTGTTTGAGTTCTTTGAGGTTGCACAGTATGCCCCCAAAACTCTGCGCTTGATCCTCTGAGAGCTGCAAGACGTACTGTACAGCCTCAATTGCGACTTGGTAACGGCTTGATGTGGGATCAAGTTGCCTCAGTTGGCTTGCGATGTTGGAGACTTCCGCACATGATGTAACCTGCATCGCGCCCTTTCCGGTTCTCAACCACTCCTCACGAATGCCGAATCTCTCGCAGATCAGCGTTACACTCTGCGTGCTTGGCTTGCTTTTGCCCTTGCACATGTTGGAGACTGCCGACTCAGAGATTTGCAGCATCCTTGCCAATCCTGCTTGCTTGATGCCCTTAATCTGTAAAACTTGCAAAATTCTATCACCGATTTCCACTTCATTCACCTTCTTTCACTTCTTATTATATCACTTCCCCTTATAAAAGTAAACTGATATCTTATATAAATTAAGGAAAAGACCAAGAAAAAGCACCGAGCTGCAAACTCGATGCCATAAAAAGACATAAACTAGAAAGTCTGTCTCATAAAACCAAAAATATTATATCACAAATAGTAGTAAAACGCAAGCAATTTAAAAGGGGATCAGATCGCTCTGACCCCCTAAATACGGAGAAATATTGAGTTCTTTTCACACAACGCCCCTCGTGCCGAAAGGAAGCACGAAGGGCAGACAGAAAGGATAAAGGTACTTGCCTTTTGTGGTTATCCCACATAGAGAAAAGTATAAAAGATGTGCGAATCCTTTACAGCCCTAACTATAAGTGCGATGAATAAAAAAAGCAAGGACTTTTTTTGAGTCCCTGCTTTCTTTTTTTACCTTTCCCCCTTACTGATCGCAGCATTAAGCTTGCGGATCATGTCCAACACAGCTTGCATTTGGGTTTCGTCCAGCTGCAAAAGAGTTTTGTTTAATGCAACTAAAAAGTTGTATGTCTCTGGGTCGGTTTCTTCCTTGTGAAAAAGTTGTGCTGTGATCTCTGCAATTTCAGCTTGCTTGGTAAGTGGAGCTTTCATTTCTCCCTTACCAGTTTTTAACCACTCTTCATTTATTCCAAATTTTTGACAGATCAATGCAATGTTTTGTGCGCTGGGATTTGTCTTTCCACTGCACATTGTAGATACTGACGCTTCTGAAATATTAAGTGCTCTTGCTAGGTCAACTCTTTTTTTGCCTGCATCTTTTAATATAAGTAGTATTCTTTCGTTCAATTCCATTATTCGTACTACCTCCTTTCGATATTAACTATATCATACCCTAAAAAGAAAGTAAAGAAAAAAGTTAGAGAAACTAAGAAAAAATACTTGACATTTTAGTGAGTCTAAGTTATAATTTAGACAAGCTAAGAAATACAAAGCTTCACAGAAAGGAAAACAAAGATATGAGAACATGGAAGGATGAAACAATCAAGAGAGAACTGAACAGACTTGCAGAGGGATTGCAGGAGGTTGACAAGACAATTATTTCCTATGTGAGAATCAGCATGGGAAACTTATCCAATACCAGAACCGTTACAGTTTATACCGATTTTGCAAAGAATGAGTGGTTATTTAAAGCAACCTTCGATTTTGACGTTAACACAATGACACTTGAGTGTAGAGGTGTAGAGCCATGCACAAATCGAATCTCATCTTTGAAAGGCAGCGTTAATGCTTGTATAGAAACTTTTAACTGCACATTTGATGAGTTTGAATACTACTACGGTGTGCCTTATAAGCATTATCTTTCAACCACTGAGGCAGAAGATGTTGCAGAGGAAACCACAGATGAACCCACACCAGAGGAAGCCGACAGAGAAGTAACATATATCGACTTCAAGCCAGAGCAGGACTACAGCGAAGATGAGCAGAAAGAGATTGCTGAGACGGTTGCAGGAGTAGGACTTGAACTACTCGAAAAGGAGCTTATAGAGCTTGAGAGATTGGAAGAAGAAAGTGACAAAGCGGATGACGCATGGGACAAAGATCCACTTAATGCAGAGCTTGAAGCGGCAAGTAGTAAGGCATACGAGAAGGAGTGGAAAAAGTACATGGACGCAGCCAAAACGCTTGCAAGGCTTATCAGCATGGACACAAAGACCGCACGGCAGATGCTACAGAGAGGTAGCAAGAACCGCGAGAAGGTATGGAACTACTTGAATCGAAGAAAAATCTATGAAAGCAAGTAACCAGTGCTGAGCTAACGGCAAGACGGGCAGAAAGGGTTGAAAATATGACAAATATTTTAGATGTCTTAGAATGTGGCGGCTTTACGGCTACTCAGAAACCGTTGGAATACAGTACTTTACAAAGTAAGAGTAAAGAAGAACTGATTCGCCGTATCAGAATCTTAGAAAGCAATTATGAGACTGTCAGCGAGCGTAATGAAAATCAGTTGAAGTATATTGAAACTCTAAAACAGGAGATTGTAAGCGATATTGTAGCTGATTTAGAGAAAAATGGAATCACAATGTCTACTGCAGAATTACCTCACAACTATTTCAAGGCAATCAGTGTTAAGAAAGCGGTCGAAATTGTAAAGAACAACAACCATTTTAAATGATTCTAGTGTATGGAGGGAAAAATGAGCAAAGAGACAGAAAACAGACTGAAAACCGAGCTTGATAAGCTTGACGAGCTTGTAGCAGAGGGTGTACACCTGCTTGGAGAATACATGAATGACCCAGAGAGCGAGGTAAAGAAGAGTGCATATCATGAAACATGCATGATGATCAATAATCAGTTTACAGATTGTGCAGTACTTCTCAGAGATTGCGGATACGCTCCAGATTTTGAAAAAGCTGTAAGGCTGTTGAGAAGTGTGGGCGCATATAGACTTTCTAAGGCTGTTTGATAGTTCAATGCAGGGAGGTGAGGAAATGTTTTATATCAAAGGGCAGGAAGTCAACAGCTTGGGAGATTTGCCAGAGGATAGCCGTAAAGAGGCGGCACATGACATCCTCACCGAGCTGTACAAGATATGGTGCAGAGAGCATGGGATGCAACTTGAGAACATCGAGGTGAGCAGAAAGAAGAAGGAGGATGTGGGTGCATAAGTACGAGGTATGTTTTTATATAGATTGGCAATTGGTAGCAGGCTGCATCATTGAAACCTATGACAAGGATAGTGCAGAAAAACTAGCAGCTGCCAAATTGCAGGACGAAATCAAAGAAGCGGAAAATGCACTGAATGCAAAGGTTAACCGAACTTTTGTATCACAGTTGCCAGATAATCAGCATAAAGGAAAGGAAAATTAAAAAAATGAAGAGTTACAAGGGATTTAACAAGGACATGACTTGCCGTGATTTTCAATATGAGGAGGGCAAGGAATATGAAGAGACAGCGGCAGAGGTATGTGAAACAGGCTTTCATTCCTGCGAATATCCTCTTGATTGCTTCCGCTACTATGATCCTGCTCACAGTGTATACCATGAAGTGGAAGCAGATGGTGAAATAGACAAGGCAGATGATGACACAAAACTTGCATCTACCAAACTCAAGATTGGTGCTGAGTTAAGCATAGCAGGGCTTGTTAAGGCTTCCATTGAGTACACGATTAAGCGTACTAAAAAGGAAGCAGGAGCTGCTGAATACTGCGGAGCATCAAGTGCCACAGGCAACTGCGGAGCATCAAGTGCCACAGGCAACTACGGAGCATCAAGTGCCACAGGCTACTACGGAGCATCAAGTGCCACAGGCTACTACGGAGCATCAAGTGCCACAGGCTACAGAGGAGCATCAAGTGCCACAGGCAACTGCGGAGCATCAAGTGCCACAGGCTACAGAGGAGCATCAAGTGCCACAGGCAACTGCGGAGCATCAAGTGCCACAGGCAACTACGGAGCATCAAGTGCCACAGGCTACAGAGGAGCATCAAGTGCCACAGGCTACAGAGGAGCATCAAGTGCCACAGGCTACTGCGGAGCATCAAGTGCCACAGGCTACAGAGGAGCATCAAGTGCAGACAATGCAACGGCAGTTGCCATTGCATGGGGAGCTTGTTCTAAAGCTAAGGGAGTGATCGGCTCTTACTTAGTTTTTGCCGACTGGGAATATAACGGTAATGCAGATGATGACGATTTTGAAAAAGCAGATGCAGGAATTGATTCATGGACTTTCAAGGGGGCAAAGATGATTAGAGTTGATGGCGAAACCATCAAAGAAAATACATGGTACACAATCAGAAATGGGGAGGTTTTAGAAGCACAATGACGCAGAAGGAGAGGATCATTGATGGCTATAAGTATCTGCTGATGAAATACAAGGTTGGAGGTAAGAAATGAAAGTAACAGATATTATCCATAAGATTTCCAATATAGTTTGTAGAATGCCCGACACTCTTTTCCCGGCTAGTGTAGCTACAGCTTGGAATGTTGGCGAGATCAATGCATTATGTTCTCTGCTATACGAATATGCAGGAGTTGGAACAGGAGCAAATTATACTATTGATGAATCCCTTCATGTCTGCATAATTCGCGAGATCACAATAGGAAGCCACACAATCTATCATGATAAGGCACTTGATCAGGTGGAAATTGATGCAGCACTTGAAGAATATGAATACCTTGAAATTTAATTAAATTATAGCTCCGCACGGATTACCCTTTGGGTAATGCAGGTTCGACTCCTGCACGGAGTGATCAGGTTTGCGCAGACCTTGTAACTATTGGAATAGCACAAGAAAGGAGTATACATGTTAGAGTACATAACCGAAGAGGTCGGAAGAATTAGAACTGAAAAAATCAATTTTATACCGTATTTTTACGCTGCTGACATTTGCAGAATCCTCGGAAAAGGCACATGGACAGGTACATATGCGCAGAGATATGCAGGAAAAGAGCATATCAAGCAGATTAAGAATGGCTTGAAGAAAGCAAATCTAGTTGACCTTGACGGAGTAATGAATTTGTGCGAGAAAGCACAGGCAAAGACTAGCAACTTACTTATGGGGGTAGCAAATAGAATCCACTACGATGTCGCGTATTTAGAGGATTCGCCCAGTGGAACAATTTATCTTCCCCTTTTTAAGGGTGAACAGCAGGACTATGAAAACGATGCAGGAGATTTTAAGGTTTTCCATCACGCGATTTTTGGGAAAATCAGAGCAACATTGATTGACAAGAATATGTATTTCTATTCAACAGATATCTGCAAGGCTTTAGGCTTTAAGCGGTATGGAAGCGTATATACTAACCGCTATGCAGGCGAAGAAAACTTAAAGCAGATTGTCAGCGAGTCAATGAGAGGCACACGTTGCATCAATGTTATAAGCATTGCAGGAGTACGCAATCTGTGTCAGCGTAGCAAGCTATCTCCAGATACTATATCAGATTTCTCAAACTGGCTGCATAACGCTACAAAGCAGGAAAAAGAGCCTGAAAAGCCACAGGCAGAAGAAAAGCCAGTAGAAGAGATTCCGCTTGCCAAAGCTAATAGATATATCGCCAAAGAACCTATTTTGATGGAAAAAGCAAAGCAGGAACTAGAAGAGCATGAAGAAATCAAGGAGGAAGAAACAATGGAATCAAACGCAATGAAGATTTTTAGCAATCCAGAATTTGGGGATATCAGAACAGAAGTGGTTGACGGTGAACCGTGGTTTGTCGGAAAGGATGTTGCAGAGGCACTGGGATATCGCAATCCACAAAAAGCACTCAGAGATCATGTTGATGATGATGATAAGCTGACTGAACGAATCGTTCTATCAGGTCAGGGCAGAGAAGCAATCCTTATAAGCGAGTCGGGAGTATATGCCTTGATCTTTGGTAGTAAGTTAGAGTCCGCAAAGCGTTTCAAGCACTGGGTAACGTCCGAGGTACTTCCTTCAATCCGTAAGACTGGCAACTATCAGCAAGTCCCACCGCTTACAGCAGCAGAACAGATACAGTTGATTGCGAAGGGGTGTGTAGAACTTGCACAGCAGGTTGGCACTCTTGGGGCAGAGGTAACAAAGTTGAAAACAGATATGCCGCTGTATGGATGTGAGATTGACGAAGTACAGCAGCACGTAAAGCGCAAGGGAGTGCAGTGCCTGGGCGGTAAGGACAGCGAGGCATACGCAGACGGTAGCATCAGAAGCCAAGTGTATAAGGACATTTACAGCCAGTTGAAAAGAGAGTATGGCTGTGTGAGTACCTACAAGAGCATTAAGCGTAAGTATATCGCAGATGTACATGATTTCATTGACTGCTATCAGCTCCCGACAGTACTTGAGGAGCAGATCACGGCAGCCAACGCACAGCAGAGATTGTTTTAAGGAGGAAAAAATGATGTTAAACGAGATTAAAGAGTATTTCAGTGACAAGCAGCGCGAGGCATTGCCACTTATCATCACAGAAGCGGCAACCCTGCCGAGCAGCTATAGAACATTCTTGCTTGGCTATACCTCAGGTATGGCAGACGCAGCAAGACTTGAGGTAATGCGTCAGGCGAAGAGGGAAGCAAAATGAAGGTGATTTGGCAGCCCACACTAGAAGCAGAAAAGCTTGTAAGTAATGCAGAGAGAGCATTACAGTGCCAGATTTCAAGAGGATTTAAGGCGCGACTTGAGAAGGAAGCGAAGCACGAAAAAATTCTTGATGCAATTGCTAAGGGTATCTCAGACCTGATTCTTGGATGTGTTATCTTTGGCGGCATGGCAGTAGCATTATACTTTGGTTCAAAATAAGGAGGATAAAAAATGAGTAGCGTTACAGGATATGTTTTGACGGGAAATGACGGAAAGCCGTATTACAGCTTGGCTATCACAAATACAGAATTGATTGAAAAACTTCACCAGTACTTAACTGAGGCAGCGGCAGACGCAATGGACATTCAGCACTACAAGGAAGCAGAGGAGCTTCTTCACAGTGCAAACAACCTGAGTGATCTTATCGTAGAGGCAGCGGCAGAAGAGGGAAGCGAGGTAGAAGAGTAATGGCATTTTCACTGTATGAAATCAATTCGCAGATTGAGCAGGCATGGGGCGCAGCAGTAGACCCAGACACAGGAGAGATCATCAACGAGGAGGCAATGCAGGCATTTAGCGAGCTGTCAATGGCTCGTGATGAGAAGATTGAAAACATTGCTCTTGCATACAAGAACACTTGCGCAGAGGTAGAGGCTTTGAAGGCTGAAAAGCTTGCATTGCAGAAACGTCAGGCAACCGCAGAGAGAAAGGCTGAGTGGTTGAAGCAGTATCTTTCCCAGTATATGGAGAACGGTGAGAAGTACAAGAGCGCAAAGGTTACGATTGGTTGGAGAAAGTCAGAGAGTGTGCAGGTTGAGGATACGTTTTTACTGCCAGATGAGTATTTGATTTTTACAGTAGCCCCAGACAAAAACGCAATCAAGAAAGCCTTGAAGGCAGGAGATAAGCTGATTGGCGGAGCAACACTCGTTACCACAAATAACATTCAGATTAAGTAAGCAGGAGGAAAAACCACTAATGAAACTGTATAAGAATCAGTCTGCAAATTATCCTTGTTATTTTGTTAGAACTGGTCAGCTTAATGCTGAGCCATTTGAAAGCGGGGAGAGTTTAAGCACAGGATATATGATAGAACTCTGTAGCGAAGAATGGCAATGTAGAAAAGTTAAGTGTTATGACTCATTCCTTAACAGTAATTTTGATTGTATCGCAGAAAAAGAAGAATCAGAAAGTGATTTTATAAAAAGCGCATTTATCAATCTGGTATTATCGCTGATTTCGGATTCAAAAAGAGAAAAGAAGGAGGAAGGACTAAAATCAGCTCAGAGTTGCATCTTAACATGGCTTAGTTGTTACCCAGCCAAGTTACCACAGCTAAAACGTATTATCATGCCAGAAGATTTTTCCACTTCTCTTTATCAAGAGGTTGCTAGCATTATGTATCGCCAGATTGAGCAGGGGAAAATGAATCTTAACGAGCTGCTCAAAAATTTTGTTGAAGATGAAAACCAATATCAGGAAGTGGTTAAAATCTTTGCTAATAAGCAGGAGATATCTGGATCAGAAAAAACAAAAGGAATACGCGAATGTGTGATTCGTGTAAAACGTCACAGCCTGCAAAAAGAAGCTGATACAACAGACGACATTAAACGTCTACAAGAAGTAATGGAAGCGTTAAAGGGTCTGGATCACTTAAATATATCATTCTAGGAGTATAGGCAATGAATAAAAGACAGAGAAAGAAGCAGTTCAAGAAGCTTCACGGCATGAACCCCAAACAGTATTTTCTTGAGAAAGCAATGCCAGAACTCGTAAAAAATGTAGTAGATGTAGCTACTGCTATGGTTAGAGTATTGTGCAAGCTTAACGGTACTCTTTGGGAAATTGCCAGAGTACGGATGGCAAATGCTAACCTGCTGAAAAACCTCACAGAGCAGCGAAAGCAGGGGAAGAGAAAGAAAGGAAAATGGAGTAAATGAAATTTAGAGCATTGACAGCGGATGATGTGGAAGTGCGCATCGCAACCGTAAAGAAAAATGGCGTATCACTCCTGCTGTATAAAGACGCAAGAGTAGATCAGAATATCTTAGATGATACCGCAGGAGCTGAAAATTGGCAGAAGAAATACGAGATCATCGGAGGCAACCTCTTTTGCAGCGTAGGCATTCGAGTGCTGCACGAAGATTCGCAGGATAGAGAGTGGATTTGGAAGCAGGATGTTGGTGTAGAAAGCTACACCGAGAAGGAAAAAGGACAGGCTTCGGACGCTTTCAAGAGAGCATGTTTCTGTTGGGGTATTGGAAGAGAGCTATATACAGCACCGTTCATCTGGATTCCTGCCGATAAGTGTAAGATTGATCAAGTCGCAGGCGATTACCAGAGGTATACCTGCTATGATCGATTCCGAGTAAAGAGTATGCAGGTTGAGGGCGGCAAGATAACCGCCCTGGCAATCACTAACGAGCGTGGGGTTGAAGTGTTTCAAATGGGAATGAAGAGGGTAGAACAGAAGGTAGAGCAGAAGGAGCTTAAACCTATGCTTGTATCTGCCGATGAAATTAAGATCATAAGGGCAGAGTTAGCTAGAACAGGATTGCCTGAGGACACCATTTGCACAGCGTACCATATCGCAAAATTGGAAGAAATGACACTGGGGCAGTTCCAAAACTGCAAGAAGAGATTACTTGCGACTAAGACTAAGGAGGAAAAATAATGGCAAAGTTGACACCATTGAAAGCAATTCGCGCCAAGTGCATGGATTGCACAGCAGGGCAGTTTATCGAGATTCGCCTTTGTACCTGCACAGAATGCCCTCTGTATGAGTACAGAATGGGAAAACGCCCCAAGAGCGAGGAAAGTATCACTGAGGAAGTTGAAACCGAGAATAGCGCAGATAGCGCGGCACTTATTGGCACAGATGAAGAATTTGAGGAGGGTGAAGATGAATAAAGTAATTTTGATGGGAAGATTGACACGTGATCCAGAAGTCAGATACGCGAATCAGGGCACACGACAGATGGCGGTTGCTAGATACACTCTGGCAGTAGATCGCAGAGTATCAAAGCAGACAAAGCAAGGAGACCAGACAGCAGATTTTATCAACTGCGTAGCATTTGACAATCAGGCAGAGTTTTGCGAGAAGTATATGCATCAGGGAATGAAGATGCTTATAACAGGGCACTTGCAGACAGGCTGCTACACCAACAGAGAGGGACAGAAAGTGTACACCACTGATGTGGTAATCGAATCGCAGGAGTTTTGCGAGAAGAGAAGTGAGGGCGATTCACCAGTGCCACACCCAGTTATGGCAGAGGCACAGAAGAATACACCGCCAAGTCAGCATAAGGACGGGTGGATGAATATTCCTGACGGCGTAGAAGATGAGGGTTTACCATTCAATTAAAGGAGATTTAAATAATGTTTTTAGTGGATTTATCAAGACGCAAAGCTTACAACGTTGATAATTTTTCGTGCATCTATTATGTCAAGAACCGCTTATACATCGGAACCGAACATAACGAAGCGACTGTGGCAGAATATGATAGTGAAAACGATTGTGCAAAAGCGTTTTACAAAATCGTTACACAGATGAGCAAAAAGGGAACAAAATTAGTTTTTGCGCCAACACAGATTGAGGTTGATCAATGGTAGTTTCTGGAAAGTTTGACAGCGTGAGCTTGTCACTAGATGGCAAGCTGAAAATCACTTTTTCTGTGACTGATAAAGAAAAAGCTCTGCGAGAGGTAGAGGAAATAAAAGACGTGGAAAAGCTAGATATTACTGTGGAAAAGCACCGTAGCAAGCGAAGCTTGGATGCCAACGCATACTTTTGGGTGCTGTGCGATAAGATAGCAAAACGTCTTGGCTCTGATAAGTGGACGATCTACCTCTTGCAGCTCTCAAAGTATGGAGTTTTTGCAGACCTGAGAGCAACCGCCCAGGCACTGGATATCTTGAAAGAAAAGTTCCGATACACTGAGATTTTGAGCACGGATGATGATAGCTATATAGTGCGATGCTACTTTGGTTCATCCACCTACAACACCAAAGAAATGAGTGATTTGATACATGGCACGGTATCGGACGCAGAGTCATTGGGCATTGATACCATCACACCAGAAGAATTAGAGAGGATGCTTGCTATCTGGAAGGGCAGCAACAACATGAAAGATTATTGATAGCGTTTAACCCCCTCGTAGATGCCTTTTAAAGCGATTTGAGGTTTTAGGTGATAACTTATAGCCCAAAGCACATCAAAAAGCTAAAAGACATTGCAGAGGGGCAAGAAAGGAGCAAAGAATGAGAATTATTAAGTATGGCACTAAAAAGTTAAAGTTAAAGCGTTTTACATGCCCGTATTGCGGAAGCATCTTTGATGCAGAGCCGGGTGAGTACAAAACGAATTTTACAAAGGGTGTTGAATACAACATTATCACATGCCCTTGCTGTCGCTTGCAAGTGATGCAGGCAGAGGAGGAATAACGAATGGATGAGCAAAAGAGATTCTTCTGGATCAAGCTTAAAACCGATTTCTTCCAAGAAGATAGTCCGATTGATTTTCTACTTTCGCAGAAAAATGGTAGCGAGTATGTAGTGCTGTATATCAAATTGTGCCTTATGACTGCAAACGGAAACGGAAGATTACAAAAGCAGATTGGCGAAATGATTGTACCGTATGACGTAGATAAGATTGCAAGAGATATGAAATACTTTTCGAGAGATACGGTTATTGTAGCGTTAGAGCTGTATAAGAAGTTAGGGCTTGTGTATCAAGAACTTGACGGAACACTTGTAATCGCTAATCATACAGCCCTTGTAGGCAGTGAATCAGCTAGCCGTGATGCTATCAAGAAGCGCAACCAGAGGCAGAGAGCGAAGGAAATTGCAGCGATTGAAGAGCGAGAAGGGGACAACGAAGGGGACAAAGGGGGGACAAATTGTCTTACAGAGTATAGAGATAAGAGTATAGAGATTAGAGATAAGAGATTAGAGACTAGAGAACAGAGCTTAGATACCAGATACCAGAGTACAGATAATAGCAATCAATCTGCTAACGCAGATGTGATTTGTGAAACGCAAAGCGTCTCACTTGATGTAAAAGAGGTAGCAGAGGCTTGGAATGACTTGCAGGGCTTGGGAATCAAGCCAGTAAGCAAGATGAGTGCATCCAGTACCAGATACAAAGCCTTATCAGCAAGAATCAGAGAACACGGAAAAGATAAGGTGTTAGAAGCTATCGAAAATATCAAGGTGAGTAACTTTTTACAGGGCATGAACGACAAAGGATGGGTAATCACTTTTGATTGGTTTGCGAAACCTAATAATTTTGTAAAGGTTCTGGACGGAAATTACAGTAACAGAGTAACGAGAGAGCAGGAAAAGAAAGGTGATGACAGATATGACGGTATCAGAAAGTGGGCTGAAAGAAAAGCAGCAGAGAATACAGCAGGAAGAGACGTTGACACCAGAGCAGGAAACGTGGTTGAAAACTGCGGCAGTGCTGAGGACAGCGTACCAAGGAAAGGATTTTTTGGTTTCTGATAAAGCCGTTGAGCTGTGGTATCAGATGTTACAGGATATCCCCATGGACAAGGTGCAGGATGCAGTTGCACGATACATCATGGAGGAACATTTTCCACCTACAATCGCAGATATCCGCAAGCGGTGTGCAGAGGATAATGCAGCGCAACTCCCAGACTGGGAGCAGGGTTGGGCTGAGTGGTTGACAGCTATGCATAAGTACGGATATATGCGAGAGGATGAGGCTATAGCGAGTCTAAGCCCAATCACAAAAGAGGTTGTAAAGTGCCTCGGATGGAAAAATCTCTGCCATAGTCAAAACTTGGAGGGTGATAGAATCGCCTTTAGAGAGGTACATGGTAGATATGTACAACAAGCGAGAGAGAATTTGCAGCTACCAGAGCGGCTAAGAGTGAACCATTATCAGATACCAACATATGCAGAGGAAAGATTGCAGATTGAGGCAATTCAGAACGGTATGAGGTATATCGGAACGGATCAGAGAACAGAAGGGTATGCAGAAGTGGCTGCAAAACGCATTGCAGAAAGAATTGGTAGTGAGCAGCTGAGAAGAAAGTAGTGACAAAATGAAATTTGAGAAAATCAAAAGAGTGACTTACTACCGCTGTCCGATTTGTGAAGAAAATTCTACCAACAGAGCGAAAATAGAAATGCACTTTCGCGAAGCTCATCAAGTTAAAGCTGACAAATTTATCTGCTGTGGTATTTGTGGAGAGGGTTGGAACACAAAGAGATTCGGTGAAGAAGGAGCTAGAAAATTAGCGGAGCAGCACTACCAAAGTCACATTGATAATGGTAGTGCAGATGACACAGCCATAAGTTCTTATTTTCTTTCGCATGGCTACTGGGGCTATGCAAAAAGCATAAAAGGAGGATTAAATGATTAGTTATTTAGTTGCAGCATATTTAGTTGTTTGTGGAATTGCAACAGGAGATGCCTTAACTTTGGTTGCAGCAGGTGTATTTGCTGTAGCAGGAGCTATTGCATGTGCAGATTTTAGAGAAAAGAAATAAGGAGGAATGGGAAAATGGCTGAACAAATTAAATTTGAGATGGATTCCGATGAGGCATTTGACATTTTGAAGGATATCGGAGAGGCAGAAAACGAGTTGGGAAAGCAGTGTTGGAAAGATGGATTAAAAGCACAAGCGATTGAGTATTTTAAACATGAGGCTACATGCGAAATTGCGATTAAAGCAATCGAAAAAACAATTCCAATGAAACCAACTAGAATTAAAAAGGGGAATTATGTATCAGATATCTATAGATGCGAATGCTGCAAACAGCTCATCAAAGTTATTCCAATGGTGACAAAATATTGCGATAACTGCGGACAGAGACTTTACTGGGAGGAATAAAAGCGAGTATGAACATGGACATGGAATTAAAAGTAGTGCAGGGGCTTCGCCCTTGCTACGTTAAGCATGGACTGCAAAAGAAAGCAGCGATGTTCCATCAGTGGGAAAACGTGAGTTACCCAGTGAGAGAAGAATTATTTATTGGTGGTATGCCATCTGGTATCGTTTCACATACTCTGGCGATTGTAGAGTACGAGAACGGAGAGGTGTGCAAGGAACAGCCAGAAAACATTATTTTTACGGATAGCAAAGAATATGCTTTTCCGAGAGAGGAGGAAGAAAATGAAAGTATATAAAAATCCTTTTGTGAGTTATCCATGCTATTTTATAAAAACTGGAGCAGGATGGTCTGGAAGAGGTGAGGCATCGAAGAGCAAAGGATATAGTGTGGAACTGCATAATGGGAAATGGACATGCAGAGACAGTTGTTATTATGATTATACAATCAAGCACGAGCTTATTTTGGTAGGCGAAAATAGAAAGTCTATTCACAGCATCATAAAAGAAGCAGTAATTTGTGCAATATTAGAGTTTGTAAAGGAGGAAGAAGATGAGACTGATTGATGCGGATGCATTAAAAACAAGACTTGGTCAGATTTTTGAAGAAGCCAGTAAAATTCAAGGCTTAGATTTGGCACAACAAATCCTTGCAATTGAGACAGCAAGGATTTTAAAGAATGTGCTGTATACAGAAATTGACAAAGAGCCTACAGCAGAACCGTGGAAACCAAATTTTTAATTTAGAGGCTAAGAAAAAATGAAAAGTATAATGCAGACAAAAAAAGAGTGCTATGTCTGCCGAGAACTGGTAGGGGCAGAAATGTTCCTACCAGACACAGGGCTTGAAATGCACCATATCTTCGGAGGGACGGCAAATAGAAAGCTATCCGAGAAGTATGGCTTAAAGGTTTGGCTATGCCATAACCACCACAACGAACCGCCCTGCGGTGTGCATTTTTGCAAAGAAGCAGCGGAAAAGCTGCACGAAGAAGGACAAACGGCATTCGAAAGAAAATATCCCAATGAAGATTTTAAAGTGATTTTTGGGAAGAATTACAGGAGGTAAGAAATGAAGTTAATGCACGATACAAAGTACGCAAGAGAGTCTGCGCATGTGTTAGTGCCAGAAATCAAGCTGTTTCTGGGTGCAGGGCTGTACAGATTCACAGATTGCAATGGAGTAGAGTGCTCTGCTATCTGGTTGGACGACACAGAAATGTGCTGGGACTACACAGAGAAGGAGCAGGAGTTGATTGATTACTGGGAAGGGAGAAGAACACAGCTATGACAGAGTGGAGTCCAAAAATCGGAGACAAGGTATACTGTGTATGTGAGTACTACACAAGTGATTACACGATGAGATATAAGGGACTGGAAGGTTTTAGAAATTACGGACTTGAGGTAGTGGAGTCTGTGATAAAATCTCCGTACAAGTGGAAAAGTGGTGGGCTAGGCTGCGTATCCGTGTGCTTACACAGAGAGGTGGGCGACAATGCCAATAATTTATTTTACTGGAAAAAGAGCGACCTAGGCACAAGATTATTTTCTACACGAGAGGAAGCTGCGGCTGTAGCAGATGTTCGTGCTCACAACATGGACTTGGGAATGTGGGGGAAGAAGTACGAGAACCGCCCCATGTACAAGAACTGGTTGCACTGGAACGATGAAGAAAAAAAGGCACAGAAGAAGCAGGAAACACAGAAGATCACGCAGAAGCCCAAGAGAAACCGAGTGTGTAAAAGAAAGAATGAGCTGCCAGAAGAGTTATATACACGTTGGAGAGACGGAAAGATAACTGCGGTTGATGCTGCTAAGGAAATTGGAGTAAGCTGTACAACTTTTGAGAAGTACGCACAGGAAATCTTGAAGGCGAGAGGGGAAACCCACACCTATGCAAGCAACAAGAAGGGGATGCCAGAGAACTTTGAAGAAGTTTACGAAGAGTGGAAAGCAGGGAAGATTAACGAGAAAGAAGCAGGAAAGAAATGCAAGATGAACCATGCAAGATTCAGACGCGAGGCAATAAAACGGCTAGAGGAGAGTGGAGAAACCAAACAGAGAAAAGATGGGTACGGCACGCACTTTCCCGACAATTTCCGCGAAGTATGCAACCTGGTACTTGCAGGGAAGATAACAGCAGCAATGGGAGCAGAAAGATGTGGCACACCATACACGACATTTTATAGCTGGATTCAGCGTGAAAAGGCTGAGAGATAAGGAGGACGACATGGAATTGTTTATTGGTGGATTTCTAGCAGGTGTTATTGTAACTATCGTTTTTGCAGTATGTGCCGTAGGTGGTGATGATGATTGAACACATCACGCTATAAGAACTGGTGGTACAACATAGTACTGGGAATGATTAACCACTATGCAAGGGCTACACCCAATACGCGACAAGGAAAATTGATAGAAAAAGCAATGGAGCAGGCTGTAAAAGAAACTGCAATAAAGCATGGGAATTACAGAGATAGGCTGCAAGCTATAGAGCTGCTATTCTTCGAGGGCTACAGCGTGCCTAAGGTATCAATGATATTAAGCTTCTCGGAGCGCACAATTCAGCGGTGGAAAATAGATTTTGTAAACTCCGTTGGAAAAAATGCAGGATTCTAAAAGTTGGCACAACATCAATCAAAATCAGTTCTACAATATGGGAGTACGGAGAAAGCTGTTGACGACTCTATACACCTCCTATAAGCCACAGGCGGTAAAAGTGGCTGAGTTGATACACTCCCCCAGTGCAATTCTGGTTCGCCACACCCTCAGGGTGCATAGCCGTCTGGAAAGGCGGCTTTTCTTGATATACGGAAAGTAGGTGAACAAATTGGCAAGAGCACCAGATGCAAGGATTGATCAGGCAAAGGAATTGTATTTGCAGGGTAAGAAATTAACCGAGATTGCAAGTCAGTTGGGCTTGCCAGAAGGGACAGTTAGACGGTGGAAAAGCACTTATAAGTGGGATAAGGGAGACACCGAGCGTTCGGAAAAGAAAAGCGAACGTTCGCTAAAAAATAACGAGCGTTCGAATAAAAGGAAAACCCTAGAGGAAAGAGTTGTAGAGTCCGAAGTTAAGCAGGTGATGGAGAATCCAAAACTGACAGATAAACGGCAACTTTTCTGCATGTTTTATGTGCGCTGCTTTAACGCGACCAAAGCGTATCAAAAAGCGTATCAATGTAGTTACCAAATGGCATGTGGGCATGGACATGAACTGTTGAAAAACGTTGAAATTAAAAACGAGATTCAGCGCTTGAAACAGTCCCGACTAAACCGTGAACTTTTGGATGAGTCTGATATCTTTCAGAAATATATGGATATTGCATTTTCTGATATCACCGATTATCTAACCTTTGGAACGGAGGAAGTTCCAGTAATAGGGGCATCTGGACTGGTAGAAGTAAAAGATCCAGACACAGGAGAGAAAAAACCGCTTACCAAGATTGTTAATTTTGTTCGTTTCAAGCCCTCTGCTGAGATAGACGGAACTATCCTTGCAGAAGTTAAGCAGGGAAAAGATGGGGCAAGTATCAAGCTGGCTGACCGTATGAAAGCACTTGATTGGCTAGCAGCGCATATGGACTTAGCTACAGCCGAGCAAAAGGCAAAGATAGCACAGATCAACGCACAAACCGAACGGCTAAAGCAGGATAACGAGCAGGAAGAGCTTGCTGACGACGGATTCCTACAAGCACTTGAAGGTAATGCCGCTGCGGATTGGGAGGGCTGGACAGATGAGCCTGATAAAGAAAGTTAAACAGTTTTTTCATTTTAAACCATTCTCTCCAAAGCAACGTAAGGTGCTTAATTGGTGGTGTGATACATCCCCAGTAAAAGATATGGAGGGCATCATTGCAGATGGTGCTATTCGATCAGGAAAAACACTGAGTATGTCACTGGCTTTCGTATTTTGGGCTATGACTACCTTCGAGAGCCAGAATTTTGCAATGTGTGGTAAAACCATTGGATCATTTCGCCGCAACGTTCTTTTTTGGCTAAAGCTGATGCTAAGAGCCAGAGGCTATAAAGTAGAAGATCATCGAGCCGACAATCTGATTATCATATCGAGAGGGGAAACGGAGAACTACTTTTATGTTTTTGGCGGTAAGGATGAACGATCACAAGATTTGATACAGGGTATCACGCTTGCAGGTGTGTTTTTCGATGAAGTGGCTCTTATGCCTGAGAGCTTCGTCAATCAAGCTACAGGACGATGCTCAGTAAACGGCTCAAAATTCTGGTTTAACTGCAATCCTGATTCACCTTCGCACTGGTTCAAGGTAAATTGGATAGACAAGCGCAAGGAAAAGAAACTGATTTACCTGCACTTCACCATGGACGACAACCTTTCACTCTCGGAAGAGATCAAAGAACGATATCGTAACATGTACGTGGGAGTGTTCTATAAGCGTTACATTCTCGGACTCTGGTGCATAGCTGAGGGACTTGTATATGATATGTTTTCGAAAGAAGAGAACGTGTTGAAAGAAGAACCTGACACAATCGGAGATTATTACGTTTCTTCTGACTTTGGCATTCAAAACGCAACGACTTTTCTGCTTTGGCGCAGAATTGCAGGGACAGACGATTGGCTATGCCTGAAAGAATACTACTACAGTGGGCGAGAGAAGAGTCAACAAAAGACAGTGGGACAGCTTGTAGACGGACTTGCGGAAATGCTAAATGGAATCAAGCCAAAGCAGGTAATCATTGACCCCTCTGCTGCTGCGCTGAAAGTAGAGGTAAGAAACCGAGGGCTACATGTAAAGGATGCGGATAACGATGTAACGAATGGAATTTCAGACGTTTCAACCATGCTGCAAACTAGGCGATTGAAGTTTATGGCTTGCTGCAAATACACCATAAAAGAGTTTGGGGCTTACGTGTGGAATCAGAAAGCCCTAGACCGAGGCGAGGAGAAAGTGGACAAGGAAAGCGATCATTGCATGGATGCAGTACGATATTTTGTAAGAACCAAGAGATTGATAAAAAAGACAAGAGCCGCACTTGATGCAGCAGTAGCAAGCGGCAATTACATGCTGTAAGGAGTATAGATTGAAAACATATCAAGATTTAGTAAACGTCCAAGACGAGGGCAAGGGTGATTTCTGTGCAGAAGCTGTGGCAGAGTTCAGAGGAACAAAGGAGTACGCAGAAGCCAAAGATGGTGAGCGGTACTACAACAAGCATAACGTTACAATAGAGCAGTTCCAGAAGTTTTTATACACTGTGAGCGGAAAGCGGGTAAAAGATATTTTCTCGGCAAATTACAAGCTCAAAACGCTCTTTTTCCGCAGACTGTGCCAACAGCAAGTGCAGTACGTTCTCGGAAACGGCTTGAAGTTGGAGAAACCAGAAAACAAGGAAAAGCTCGGAAAAGATTTTGATTTTAAGCTACAGCTTGCAGCAAAAAGAGCTATGGCAGGAGGCAGAGCTTTCGGCTTTTGGAACTTAGATCATCTGGAGGTGTTCGGGTACGCTGATACACCATCACAGCCGGGTTTTTGCCCTCTGTATGATGAGGAAACATCACAGCTAATGGCAGGTATTAGGTATTGGTATCGCCAAATTGGGTTAGATGTTATCTTCCATTGCACGTTATACGAGCCAGACGGCTATACCGATTACATTCAGACCAACAACGACCCAGTGAGGACGAAGGATGGAAAACATGGCTATATCAAGACAATCAAACGCACGGCTGTAGGAGTAGATGAGGAAATTGAAAGCAACTACGCAGGACTGCCGATCATCCCGCTATATGCCAATGACTCACATGAGAGCGAATTGGTAGGCATCAAAGAGAGCATAGATTGCTACGATTATATCAAGAGTGGGCTTGCAAATGATATTGATGATACCGCAGGATTTTATTGGGTATTAAAAAACGAAGGTGGCATGGACGACCCAGACCTTGCAAAATTCGTTCAGCGAATGAAATCGGTTAGAGCAGCTGTGGCTGAGGATGGAACGGAAGTAGAAGCACATACACTAGAGGTTCCAACGGATGCCAGAAATACCATGTTGGAAATCCTCAGACGTGATATATACGAGGACTTTCAAGCTCTGGATGTTTCCACCCTCTCGGCAGCTGCAAAAACTACACAAGAGATTCAAGCGGCGTATCAGTCGCAAGATAACAAGTGTGCGGATTTTGAGTATTACATATTAGATTTTGTTCAAAGCATTCTTGAACTTGCAGGAATCAGTGACAACCCAACACTTACTTGGAACAGAGTTGTAAACCAAAACGAGCAAACAAACATGGTGCTATCAGCTGCAAACTATCTTTCTGACGAGTGCGTTCTGCAACATCTTCCGTTCCTTACTCCTGAGGAAGCTATTGCAGAAATCGAAAAGCGGCAGGCAGAAGAAATTAAGAGATTTTCAGCAGACGATGAAGAGGACGAGGATAACGAAGATGAAGGGACTGATACTGAGTGAGTAGTTACTCCGACAAATACACAGAAAAAAGGCTGAGAGAGGTAGAAAAGCGGCTACAACAGGTATATCAGGAAGCGCACAAAGAACTGAAAGAAAAGGCTACGGAGTACTTTAAAACGTTTCAATCACGCTACCTAAAAGAGTATAACGCATACATGGAAGGGAAATATACAGATGCAGAGTTCTTCCAGTGGATCAACAATCAGGTAGCACGAGGGGCGAGGTGGGAAGCTTTGAGAGATCAGATGGCAAGGCGGCTCACTGATGCAAACAAATTGGCGGCTGACTATATCAACAACGTTACCCCTGAGGTGTTCCGCGAGAACTACAACTACTCAGCCTATGAGATTGAGAAGGGAAGCGGCATAAGCTTTGACCTTCTGGACGAGGACACAATCAGGAGACTGTCCGAGGGTGAGATTGAGTTGCTACCACCTGCAAGAGTAGATATCCCAAAGGATGAGCGATGGAATCGCCAAAAGGTGCAGAATGCAGTGCTGCAAGGTATCTTACAAGGGGATGCGGTGGGCGATCTGGCAAAACGGCTAGAAAGTGTAACCAACATGAATCGCAGCGCAGCTATCAGAAATGCAAGGACGATGATAACAGGTGCGCAGAATGGTGGGCGGCAGGAAAGCTATAACCGTGCCTCTGCCATAGGAATTGAAATACAGAAAGAATGGATGTCGGCAAACGATAACCGAGTGAGAAATTCACACAGGCAACTAAATGGAGTAAGGGTGAGGTATGATGAGCCATTCCCAAACGGCTGTATGTACCCTGCCGACCCTAAAGGCAAGCCGTGCGAGGTATACAACTGCCGCTGTACTATGGTAGCAATCACAATACACGCAGATCAGACGAGGAGAAACGATCACAGCGTAAAAAGTTATAAGGAGTGGAAACAGAGACATGGGAAGTAGCATAAGAATTGAGATTGATAATACTGATGCTGTTATCCGTGCCAGCCGCGATCAAATCAAAAAAGCGCTAGAGGAGTGCGGACTGACAGCGGAACGATATGCCAAAGAGAAATGCCCTGTAGACACTGGAAACCTACGCAATAGCATCACACACCAGATGGACGGAGATAACAAGGTACTGATAGGCTCTAATGTAGAGTATGCACCGTATGTTGAGTTGGGCACTGGAAAGTATGCTGACGGTGGAAGAAAAACCTCATGGGTATACGAGGATAGCAAGGGTAACTGGCACATGACAAATGGGCAGAAAGCGCAACCATATTTAAAGCCTGCACTTGCAAATCATACAGATGAGTATGCAAAGATTATACGAGAGAATTTGGAGGGTTAACACCCTCCTTTTTCTTTTGCCATTTTGAAAGTTGGCACAACATCAATCAAAAATCATGGTAGGGTGTAGCCACTGTAAAGAATAACAGTCGCAATACGGCTATAGCGCGAGAATGCGCCCCAAAGAATAGGAGAAGAAATAGCAATGGGTTTAAAGAAATCAGATATTAGAGCAGTGCTTAAAAACGAGAATGCAACAGATGAGGAGAAGATTGGAGAAATCCTCGATCTTCTGCACGTGGAAACCGACCAGTTAAAGGCTGAGTTAGATGATGCAAAGGACAGCGCAAAGAACAAGGCTGGCGAGTGGGAAACCAAGGCGAAGGAGTGGGAAAACAAGTACAACTCCGAACATACGGCATTTGAGGACTATAAGGCTAATGAGACTAAGGCACAGGAAACAAAGGCGAAAGAAAACGCTTACAAAGAGTTGCTTACAAGTGCAGGAGTATCAAATAAGTTGGTTGATCTGGTGGTTAAGGCAAGCGCCAAGGAAATTGAAGCATTAACCTTGAAAGATGGCAAGATTGAGGGAGCTGAGGAGCTTACCAAGAGCATCAAGGAAAACTACAAGGACTACATTACAACCACAGAGCAGCGAGGAGCAGATACCCAGAATCCACCTGATAATGGCGGTGGGTCAGCGTTTGAGAAAATGTCTCTTAGTGAAAAGATGGAGTACGCAAATGCACATCCTGATGCGCCAGACGTTAAAGCATGGCTCGGAAAGTAAGAGGTAAAATATGTCGGTTTTTGACGATAAACATTTTAATGGCGAAGTATTTGGAAAGTATCTGGAAGGTGTGCCAAGAATTAAGCAGAATGCTTTCTTAAAGGCAGGAATTTTCAGAGACAGACCAGAGTTAAAGACAATGCTTGCTGAGAACACAGGCGGCAACTATGCATCTATCCCAATGGTAGGCTTAATTGGTGGCGATTCGCAGAATTACGATGGAAATACCACTATCACAACCACAGGCATTGATACTTACTTGCAGGGCATGATTGCTTATGGACGTGCCAAAGCATGGAAAGAAAAAGATTTTACACACGATATCACAGGGCATGATTTTATGGCTGAGATTGCAAAGCAGGTTGGAGGCTACTGGGACGATGATCAGCAGCTTAACATTCTTGCGATCTTAGAGGGCATTTTCTCCATGACAGCGACTAACGATAAAAAGTTCGTAGACGCTCACACACTGGATATCACGGAAGAAACGGAAAAGACTGTTAATGCAACAACACTCAACAGTGCTATTCAGAAGGCGGCAGGAGCTAACAAGAATATCTTTTCCCTCGTGATCATGCACTCTCAGGTATCAACCAATCTGGAGAACATGCAGCTCTTGCAGTATGGCAAGGGAGTAGACGCTAACGGAGTGGAAAAGGAACTTGCACTTGCAACATGGAATGGCAGAACCGTTCTGATTGATGATGATGTGCCGTTTGATGAGGAAACAGGTGCATACACTTCTTATATTCTCGGCAGAGGATCAATGGACTACTGCGACATCGGTGCAACAGTCCCTAACGAAACAACACGTGATCCTCTGACTAATGGCGGTGAAGATATTCTTGTAACTCGCCAGAGAAAGGTAATTGCACCAAGGGGTATTACCTTCAAGAAGCCTACAGGCATTATTTCCCCTATGCCGACAGATTTTAAGACAGCAACCAACTGGACATTGGTAGAGGACACCAAAGGTACTAAGATCAATCACAAGGCGATCCCAATTGCACGCATCAAGTCTCTAGGCTAAGAAAGGTGGGGCTATGCTGTATCAGGTATTAACACACATACGCAACTTTTTTGTTGCACCTAATGGCACACATGAGGGTGTTTTCACACTCCGAGATAATAATATCTACATTGATGATGCAGGAGTACAGCAGCCCATCACCTTTCTGCAAGAGGGGCAATATTTTCTGGTGCAAGGCTCTGTCTTTCACGATGGGGTGTATAGATATCCTTGCGAATGCAGAGTGGAGGAGCGATTTACCGGTTCGATTTCCGCCCTCTGCATACCGCAGGAAGTCGTTGATCTTGCGCTGGATATCGAGGAGTGGCAGAAAAAATACGGTGATCCTACACCGTATATGTCAGAGTCCTTTGGTGGCTATAGCTATACCAAGGCGACTCAAGGAAGCACAGGAACCGCCACTTGGCAGGAGGCTTTCAGAAACCGCCTGCACACATGGAGGAAGATATGAAACTTGTAGAAAATATGATGGAAGATTGTAGACTGATTGAGAAAAAGCGTGTGCCAGATGGCGCAGGAGGCTTTCAGACTACATGGGTAGAAGGGGCAGGCTTTCAGGCGGCTATTAGCCGTGATACATCCCTAGACGCTCGTGTCGCTGAGAAATCAGGGGTAACAAGCGTTTTTACAATTACGACTCATAGATCATGTCAGCTTGCATATCATGACGTTTTCAAGCGGCTTTCGGACGGCAAGACCTTTCGCGTAACCTCTGATGCAGGAGACAAGGTATCACCGCAGGTATCGGGATTAGATATGGCGCAGGTGACAGCAGAGAAATGGGAGCTAACAACATGATGGATCAGGTAAACATAATGGGTTGCAATTACAAAATCGTCAGAGTAAGCCGCGACCAATATAAAACATGTGAGGGTGCTGATGGATGGTGTGATTTCTACGGAAAGAAAATTTACTATGTAGACCCTGAGACAGACCCCGATAGCGATCCAATTGCAACATCGCCAGAGGAACTAGTAAAGCAGGTTTTAAGGCACGAGATTGTTCATGCTTTCCTCGCAGAGTCAGGGCTTACTTTTAACTCACACAGCATTGTCGGTGCATGGGCGATGAATGAAGAAATGGTGGACTGGATTGCATGGAACGGTGACAAACTGCATAAGGCATGGAAGGAGACAGGGTTAGTTGAGTAAAGATAAGGCACTACAGGCATGGTTTACGGCTTTTGGCATGGTGGCTTATCCTTCCACATCTGTTCCCGATGACACAGTTTTTCCGTGGCTGACCTATGAGTATATCACAGGCAGCTTCGGGGATCCTGACATGGCTATAGTAGTCAACATGTGGTTTTGGACGGAATCGGAGTCAATCCCTAACCAAAAAGCCGAGGAATTTAGAAAATATATCTTAGAACATGATCTGATTGAGTGTGACGAGGGCTTGATCTGGGTAAAAACTGGTGTTCCGTGGTGTCAGTCGCTCACGGATGAGACATCACCGACAGTAAAACGCAGATACATGAACGTCGCACTCGAATATTTAACGAGGTAAATAATATGGCAAAAATGGCAACAAAACTGCCAGAAAATGTTTTTGAGCATATCCAAATGAATGCAGGTATCTTGCTTTCTGAGTTTGACCCTCAGACGTGGACGGTATCTATAGCAAATATTTTGGGTGCAACTTCTGGCGGTATCAATTTTACAGATACACCATCTTTCGTTGACTATGGTGAGGATATTGATAATTGTCCTAAGAATACGAAGGAATTAAAGCAGATCGAAAGCCGTGAGATCAAGGCATCTGGCACTTACGTCTCCATGACACCAGAACAGGCTAAGTCCTTAGCAGCAGGCGCAGACCTTGACACGTCAAAGCTCAAGATCACACCAAGAGATGATTTACAGGATTCTGATTTTGCAGATATCTGGTTTGTAGGCGATTACGGCAATGGTGGTGCAATCGCGATCCACTTGCAAAATAGCTTATCAACAACTGGATTTGCTTTGCAGACAGGTGACAAAGTGAAAGGTACATTTGCGTTTGAGTACACAGCACACTACACCTTAACGTCACCAGATACCGTACCGTATGAAGTACATTTTAAAAAGGGAACAGGTGATACATGATGAAGCTATCTGATGTAAAAGGTGATCGTGTACTTGATGTACTGGCTGATTTGATTGCACCAGTAACTAACATTGCGATTGATGATAAGGCAGCAGCTATCTTTAAAAAGGCGGTTGTGCCAGAAGAAGAAAAGAAAAATACAGTAATCAAGCGACTGAAAGAAAATCTGCCTGCGCTTATCAAAGGGCATAAAGATGATTTGATCGAGATTATGTGCATTATCTCTGGGCAGAGTAAGAAAGAGTATGTTGAGAATCTCTCTCTTGCAAGCTTTACCAAGGATTTGATTGATTTGATTACTGATCAGGAATTTCAGCGACTTTTTTAACAAGCGCAGACAAAGAGACTCGGAAAGTGTTGTGGCTAGCTATAGGAGAGTATAGAGGGCGCACGCTTTCTGGCTTTTTTACATATGTGCAAGCACGGCAGGCACAGTATATGGAAGAGCTGATGTATAGAGTCTATGTTACTGATGCGCTGCAAAAGATCGCTGAAAACACTGCAAATTTTGCAGGAGGGCATATAATGCCATATCGTTTTTATGATGCCGTGTATGGAGACGGAAAGGAAAAAGAAAAAGAGAGTGCGGAGGAAATTGTCAGAAATGTAACGAGTAAAGCAGGATTGGAGGTAACGATTTGAACATACTTGATCTTGTTGCAGGTATCAGCCTTGATTCATCAGAGATGGAAGAGGGACTTGAAAGCCTTGCAACACGAGCTGTCGCAAAAGGAAAGCTTATTGCGGATGCTATTGGAACTGTTGCCTCCAAAGGCTTTGATTTGCTCAAAGGAGCGATTACATCATCAGTCGATACTGGTATGTCGTTTGATACCGCAGTATCCCAAATTGCTGCTACAACGGGTAAAACGGTAGACCAGATACAAGATTTAAAAGCAGCTGCCGAGAAGATGGGAGCGACTACAAAATTCACAGCCACCGAAGCAGCAGAAGGTATCAATATATTATCGCAGGCTGGCATGTCGGCGGCTGATATTTTAAACGAAGATGCCAACGGAGCTACCCTTTTAAGCACGACACTTGATCTTGCTTCGGCTGGCGCAATGTCGATGGAATCCTCTGCTACATACCTTACATCATCCTTGAAAGGCTTTAAAAAAGAGGGCAAATCCGCGGTATACTATGCAGATTTGATGGCTAAGGGTGCTACCCTTGCAAATACTAATGTAAGCGGTTTGGGCGAGGCATTATCTGGTGTCTCTGCCAATGCCTCAGCTTACGGGCAAGCTTCTGACTCTGTAACGCTATCTCTGCTTAAATTAGCAGAAGCTAATGTTACTGGCTCGAATGCAACGACTGCGCTTAACTCTGCAATGTCTGAGGTCTACACACCTACAGATCAGGCTAAAAAGGCTTTGGATAGCTTGGGAGTATCTGCATATAACGCTGATGGAACTGCACGTGACTTTAACGATGTGGTAGATAATCTCACAGGGGCATTATCTGGCATGTCAGATCAGCAGAAGAACGCAACCCTTAATACTATCTTTGGTGTGCAAGGGCTTGATGCATACAATAAGATGGCGGCTGTATCGGCTGATAAAACAAACGAGTTTAAAGCGGCTCTTGCAGATGCAGGTGGTTCGGCTGCATCACAGGCACAGACTCAGCTTGATAATTTGGGCGGTTCTTTTACCCTTTTAAGCTCTGCAACTGATGGACTTAAGCTTGCGTTTTACAATCTCTTTTCCAAGACACTCAAGGACGGCGTAGACCTTGCTACAGACTCAATCACTATACTAACCGATGGGTTAAGCTCTGGAGGCTTACTGGGACTTGTAAAGTCTCTTGGGGGTGTCGCTGATAACGCAGTAACCAAGCTGCTAGGGAAACTTAGCTCTCTCACCAAGTTACCTCTGGTATCGTGGTTTAAGCAGATCAAAAAGACAGGTGCAGATGCTTTTTCGGGTCTGGGCGGTGCTGTTAAAACTCTTTTCTCTGCATTTAATCCAGTGATTGATGCGGTAAAAGAGTTTTTGGGTATCACAGATGATGCAGGTGGCACACTCGATAATGCACGAGCTAAGATGGATGCAGGTAAGGCAGCTCTTGAAGCTATCAAGCAAGTGATTAATGCCGCAGGGCAGGTTGTAACATGGTTTGTATCAGTTCCACTAACTGGGCTTGCAAATATCCTTGGGCAAAGCTTACTTGCTAAATTTAACATTTTAAAAGCTGTATTTACATCGGCTGTTGATTTTATATCAAGCTTGCCTATCATGGACTGGCTTGAAAAGCTTCAAAGTGCTTTCTCTAGTGCGTTTGATTCCATTGCAAGTGCGATTTCACCATTAGTTGATGCAGTGCTTAATTTTTCCAATTATCTGTTGAGCCTGGTAACTGATTTTTCAGACGCAGGGACACAAAGCACAGCGTTTGGAACTGCATTATCAGTGCTTAATGTGATTGTTGATGGCATTGCAACTGCGATCCAGTTTGCAGGTGATATTATCTCTGGTGTTATCTCAGTACTAGCGCAAGCGATCAACCAGATTGTAACTGATGCACAGACAGATGGTACGCTTATCAACTCAATTATCACTGGCATTCAGTCAGCAGTGGAGACTGCATTTGCGATAATTGCGGATGTATGGCAAAACGTATTACTACCAGTTTTTACTGGCATCTATACATGGCTATCTGAAAATATCGGCCCGATATCAATGGAGGTTTTTAATGCTCTCGGTGAAGTTGTAACGGCTGTTTTTTCGGTGATTGAGGCAGTTTGGAACAACGTATTGCTGCCAGTATTTACCGCTTTGTTGTCCTCGCTTGAAGATAACATAAAACCGCTTTTTGAGACTACTTTTCAAGCAGCACAAGAAGCTGTCAGTGTAGCATTCCAGATGATTGCAGACACTTGGGAAAACCACTTGAAACCTTGTTGGGACGCAATCAAGACTTTCGCAGATGAAACGCTTTTGCCATGTTTTCAAGCGATTGGAGATTTCCTTAGAGAAAATCTTAAACCAGTATTTGATGAGGTTTTTAAGGCGGTATCAGAGAGTGTAACAACGGCTTTTGATACAATCGTAAGTTGGTGGGATAATGTTTTGAAGCCGCTTTTTGATGGAATGCTAGATTTTGTAACTAACATCTTTTCAGGCAAATGGAGTGATGCTTGGAACGGAATTGTAAGTACATTTTCGACTGTTTTTGCAGGCATTATAGAGTTTGCAAAAACACCAATCAATGCAGTTATCAAGTTGATTAACGGTGCAATAGCTGGCATAGAGTCGGCTTTAAATGCAGTTATCGGAGCGATGAACAAAATCTCAGTAACAATTCCAGATTGGGTTCCGGGCTTTGGCGGTAGCAACTTTGGAATAAATATACCAACTGTCGGATTTGGAAGAATCGGAGAGCTTGAAAAAGGCGGTATCTTGCGTAAAGGTCAGAAGGGATTGCTAGAGGGAAAAGGTGACGAAGCAGTTGTGCCTCTGGAGAAGTCTGAAGGATGGCTCAACAAGCTTGCTGAGAAGATCAACGGCAATCCAAAGCCTACACAAGTAACCGTAGTGATAGAGGGCTACGACAAGGATAAGAAAGAGCTTGCAGAAGCTGTAGCTGAGGAGGTATCAAAGCAGATGGCAGACGATTATGACAGAGATAGGAGGGTATTTGCATGATGCACTACTTGATATATAATGGCGAGTCCTCTGCCGACTACGATCTTTTAGTGGGAGCGCAAAACACTTTTAGCACTCCCAAAAGAAGCGTAACAAAGTATACGATACCTGGCAGGAACGGAGATTTAATCAAAGATAACGGATGCTTTGAAAATGTCTCAGTAGCCTACACTATAGTGTGTAAGAATCGGTTTGAGAGCCTTGCGGACTCGATCAGCGCATGGCTCAAAAGCCCTACAAGCTATTGCAGGTTAGAGGATAGCCACCATCCAGAGTACTACAGGATGGGACTTGTGACGGATGCTATCGCCTATACAACTGGGACACTCAATCACAGTGCAAAAGCCACAGTGACTTTTGATTGCAAGCCCCAGAAATGGCTTATAGAGGGCGAGAGGGTGGAAAAATTCACTTCGGCAGGTATAATTTTCAATCCTACAAAGTTTGCTTCAAAACCACTTATAAAAGTACATGGGAATGGACAATCTACCCTTAAAATCGGTGATTATTCGATGAATTTAAACTTGCAGGCTTATGTAACTATTGACTCTGAGTTGATGGACTGCACCAGAGGAAATATGAACATGAACAGTTATGTGGTGCTTGCTTCTGGCTTCCCAGAGCTTAAATCTGGGATGAATTTAATTACTTTTACTGGTGGAATAACATCAATAGAGATTACTGGGAGGTGGTGGACAATTTGATACCGATTTTGTATATAGCAACCGAAAAGCTTTTTAAGTCTCAAGGCTTAGGAGCTTTGGTGGATGTGATTAGCTGCAAAGTCACCGAAGAAAGAAACGGCTCATATGAGCTGACAATGACGTATCCTTTAAGTGGTCAGCACTTTAAGGATTTGGAGCTATCAAGAATTATCAAAGCCGTACCATCCTACAAAACCGATCCAGAACCGTTTCGCATTTACGCTATCAGCAAGCCTTTAAACGGTATTGTAAAGGTAAGTGCGGAACATATCTCATACCAGTTATCTCATATACCAGTAACGCCTTTTGAGGCATCCAACGTGGTTGAAGCGATGGATAACCTCAAAAAGTACTCAGCAGAGGACAACCCGTTCACATTTTGGACGAGCAAAGAAACGCAAGCAAAGATGGCTTTTACAGTTCCGACCTCTTGCCGCGCTCTGCTTGGTGGTGTAGAGGAAAGCATTTTAGATACCTACAAGGGCGAGTATGAGTTTACTGGATACACCGTAAAGCTACACCAAAACCGAGGATCGAATAAAGGTGTAACGCTTCGCTATGGCAAGAACCTCACCGATTTAAAGCAAGAGGAAAGTATTGCGAACACGATCACGGGTATCTGCCCTTTCTGGAAAAGTGAGGAAACCGAAGAGGTTGTAACACTTCCAGAAGTGTCAGTGTACAGCAAGTACGCAAATAACTTTCCGTATAAACGGACTGCGGTACATGATTTTTCGGCAAGCTTTGAGGAAAAACCAACCGTAGAACAACTTAGAGCCAAAGCAGAAAATTACATTACGCAGAGCGGTGTAGGTGTGCCTGATGTATCTCTTACGGTATCTTTTGTGGTGCTGTCTCAGTTTGAGGAGTACAAAAATATAGCTGCATTAGAATCCGTCAACCTCTGTGATACAGTAAACGTTATTTTTGAAAATTTGGGTATCAACACAACTGCAAAAGTTGTAAAAACCGTGTACGATGTGCTACTTGATAAATACGACAGTATCACGGTTGGAAGTACTCAAAACAACCTCAGCAAGAAGCTCACAGAGATAGATCAGGCGGCGCAGGATGAAATAGACAAGGAAACCTCTGCTAGAAAAAGAGCTATCACAGAGCTTGTAAAGAAGGTGGAGCAGGGTAGCGGTTTATATGTCACTGATAAGGGAACTGGTGGGGCGCATGATTGGTTTTTGCATGATAAGCCAGTCCTTGAAGAATCTCAGACCATCATTCGTATCAATGATGGTGGCATAATTTTTTCTATTGATGGTGGTGAGACTTACAACGGCTTAGATTGGAGCGGTACAGCAATCTTGCAAAAAATTTACACTGTGGGCATCAACGCAGCGTATATAGATACTGGACAGCTAAAGGTTGTAGATAACACTGGAAAGACTCTTTTTTGTGCTGATATGGACTCAGGCGAAGTAACTATAAACTCTGGCTTGCTTAAAGTTGGTGCAGGATACATTAACACTGACGGACGTTTTAAAATTGGCTCTATGTATTCGCAGGGTGGAGTATATAACAAAGATACAGGGATATACGAGCGACAAGACGTTTGCTTTGACAAAGCAATCTTTATCAATTACGGAATTGAGCTTTACGGTAACAACGACTCAGCTGAGGGCATTGCATACTGTGATTTTCACTCTGGGTCAGACGTGACGACAGGTGATAGTTTGTATGATTACACTGGACGTTTGCAAAACTATCTTGCGCCTGCTGGGACAAGTGAGTTTACGTTTTCTGGAAAAAAGAAAGTTGATGATACAGAGGCAGGTACTTGCACAGTAGCAGTAAACGGAACGATTGTGCATTCATCTGACAGGCGATTAAAAGATAACATTGAAGATATATCTTGTGATACTGCAACAGACTGGATAATGGCTCTAAACCCAGTGAAGTATAATTATAAAGCTGATAGTGAACTCAAAGTGCATCATGGACTTGTATATCAAGAGGTACAGGAAACCGCCAAAGAATTATCTATGGATAATCTGGCATTGCTTCAAGAGTTCCGAGGAGCTGATAAAGTGGTTTACGGTGCTATCGGATACGAAGAACTGATAGCCGATCTCATAAAAGTGGTACAAAATCATGAGAAAATTTTGAGAGGAGAACAAAATGATTAAAGCAATTTATGATTTGGATATGACACCAAGAAGAAGCCTTCCAATCATCATCAACGTTTCGCAGAATGATGATCTTGGAAGAACGCTCGTCTTTAACCTCTTTTCTTCAACTGGAACATGGACAGCACCAGACAGTGCAACAGCAACTCTTGAAGGTGGAAAGCCAGATGGAAAATTCTTTTCTTTTAACTGTACATACTCTAAGGGGACTGTAACAGCGATTATTCAACAGCAGATGACAGCGGTATCTGGAAAAGTTGTTTGTAAGGTCAAGATACAGTCTGGAAACAAGGTAATTGAGTCTGCGCCAATCTACATGATGGTAGATGCAGCAGGCATTCCAGATGGTGCAGACATGTCTAAGTCTGATGTTAACGATGCAGTGGCAGCGGCTACTAAAAAGATTGTTGAGCAGGTAGCAGGAAGTATACCAGAGGACTATAGCGCACTTAACAAATCAGTTGATGAGCTAAAGCAGGATTTAGGTGATACTTCAAATGAATTGTATAAAAAAGAAGAGAGAGAAATTGCTGTTGATTCGTCTGATTACAACTTATTAGAAAATAAAGTTGCGTATATTGATACTAATAATGAAGTTATGACTTATGAAAACGCAAACGCTTATGTGATGCACAAAAACGTTATTAGTGGAGAAAAATATAGAATACTGTCACAAACACATGGTAGTGTAAACACATTGCTATATGCTATATGTGATTCGAACGGTAAAGTGATAAATTCAGCAAAAATGGGTGTTCCTATTAACACTTATATCACAACTGAAATAACAATACCTGATAATGGTGTTGAAATGTATTTGAATGAATTTCCAACACAGACATATCCCTTAGTAGTTAATAAAATAGAAACTATAAATATTTCTAAAATAAACGGAAAAGAAACTGTAAATTGTTGGGGTGATTCACTCATGCGTGGAGTGGGGGTTGGTGATTCATATTCTAAAGCATTCCCATATGTTTTACACGGCTTACTTGATGGTAGAAAAGTGATTAATTGTGGCGTAGGCGGGGAAAACACGATTAACATAGCTTCAAGACAAGGTGGTTTACCAAATATTGTAAAGCCATTTACCATACCTGCAAATGCAAGTAAAGTAGAAATTGAATTAACTAACATATATGGTGACAGTACTGGCATTTTGTTACAAGGCGGTTCGGCATTAGACCCAACGACAGGTAAATATGTTATGACCGCACAAATAAATCCCTGTTCTATCAATGGAGTAGAGGGTACACTTACCTATGAAAATGAAAAATATTATTTTTCTCGTTCCGAAAATGGAGAGTCCGTAATTGTTTCTCGCCCAACTCCCTTAATTACTTATGCAATGAAATCAATGCGTGATAATATTAACATTATATGGATTGGAACTAATGGTGGGTTTACTACCTCAGCCGAACTGATTGAATGTATAGAAGCAATGATTGACTATATGAGTCCTATCAACAAAAAATATATTGTGATTGGAGTCCATCACTTAGTTAGTACAGTTACCGAAACGTTTGAAACGATAGAAAAAAATATGTCAATACATTTTGGCAGACATTTTATAAATCAAAGAAAATATATGCTTGAATATGGCTTATCTGATGCAAGGATTACTCCAACAGCTGAAGATATAACAGCCATTTCGCAGGGTAAAATACCACCATCTTTACTATACGATGATGTACATTATAATGATAAAGGCTACAATATAATTGCTACTCTTGCTTCTGAACGTGGAAAAGAACTTGGCTACTGGCAATTAGCTAAAGAGCGCTATAGTTAACCAAAAAAATAACAAAAACACACCACAAAGGAGGACATCCAGTGGAATTATTACAAGTAGTATTACCTGCTTGCATATCAGCAGCGGCAACGCTGTTGGTATGCGTGCTAACTAATCACGGGCAGCTTGAACGTACTCGCATTCTAATGGAGTATAAGTTGGACGAGCTGACGAAAAAAGTCGAGAAACATAACAACTTAATCGAGCGCACTTACAGGCTTGAAGAACAGGCATCTGTGATGCACGAACAAATTCTGGTGGCTAATCACAGGATCAAAGATTTGGAAGATAAGGAGAGCGAACATGAGTAGAAAATGGCTGAAGAATGTAGGAATCCGCTGTATCAAGACTATGGCACAGGCGGCTATTGGTGTGATTGGCAGTAGCGCATTGATTTCTCAGGTGGACTGGAAGGTGTGTGTATCTACCGTGGCACTTGCAGGTATCACCTGCGTACTTATGAACATTTCACAGATCAAGGAGGAAGAATAAATGGTACATGTAGGCAGCGCAAGAATTGATGAAAATGGTCGAGTATCCGGCGGACAGGCCGGCGACCAGACAGGGCTTGAGGTGGCGATTGAACCATGGTATCTGCACGATAAGGGTTGGGTTATAATCCGCGCGAAGGATGCAAATATCCGTGAACGGATCGCAATCTGCATGGAAGCAGCGTGTGCCAACAATTTGATTGGTTACAATCAGGACGGATCATGGGAATTATACGACAAATCAAAGCAGTATGGATGGGATTGCAGCAAGGTTAACACCCCAGTGGAGACAGACTGTAGCAGCCTTGTACGTGTATGCGTAGCTTTTGCTATTGGCAAGGATGTGCCGTGGTTTTCAACAGCTAATCAGGTGCTTGTACTTGATGCAACAAAGCTTTTTGATGTTATTACAGATACAAGTGTTACCAATCATGATACCGCCCTTAAACGTGGGGATATTCTCTGCACACGCACACAGGGGCATACCGTGGTAGTCCTTGATAACGGATCAGCAGTAAGCGGCAGCACCTCAAAGCCATTAGAGGGCAATACAAGCTTCTGCGGCAAGGGTATCGGAACAGCAGTTGCAAAGACTGCAATGCATATTAGAGACGGAGCAAAAGACTCTGCAAACGCTCTTGCTATCATCCAAAAGGGAACGGCAGTAGAAGTACTTGAAGTAACCGCTGATTTTTGGTACAAAATCGTGTGGCCAGGTGCATCATGTGGCTACGCATATACTAAGGGCGGTGAAGTGTACTACGATTACACAGCCATTAAGTCTACAGCTATCAACGTGGGCGATACGGTATACTTTTCTGGAGGTGCGCAGTATATCTCCGCATGGGCTACAACACCAGTAGCAGCTAAGGCAGGAAAAGCAAAAGTTACACAGCTTTGTGCGACTGGTAAGCATAACTATCACATCGTAGGCGATGGAGTCTATGGTTGGGTAGATGGATCTACTTTAAAAAAGGAGTAAGTATGGATGCAAAGAGAATGCTTTTAGAGGATGCAATTGAGACGGCTATTAAAGCAGAAAGGAAATTTTTGCTTTGTCGTGCAATGCTGATTGCATCCGTGGCTGTGAACGTGTGCCTAGTGGCTTGTATGTTGGCGAGGTGATTCTATGGATAGAGGACTTGTAAAAGCATTCTGGAATTGCGGAGACAATACGATAATCGAGTTTGCATTGATGAGGGCGAGGCTTAACCAGAGGGAGAAAGAGGCGGTTGCATACCTCTTGGACGATTGCTTGTCGCAGGAGCAGGCAGCTGAAAAGATGTGTGTAAGTACCAGAAGATTTCAAGAATATTGGTACTCTGCAACCGATAAACTCTTGGCTCTGCCTTGGTTGGTAGCCTATGCAAATGAATTAAAAAAATAATTTTTAGGGAGCTTTTGTGGCTCCCTTTTTTAGCGAAAGCGTTGACGGATGCCAAAATAAGATGTACAATGAGCTAGAAAAATATCTCACGGAGGGAAGGAAACATGAGAAAAGTATTTTATGCGCTTGCAGCTGCATCTATGCTTATGGCATCGGTAGCACCTACAATGGCAGAGGAAACCACAGAGGCTCAAACTGTAATCGAAGGAGACGAGGACAGCATAGAGGGAATTGAAGCTCTTTTGCAGCAACTTGATAAGCGCATCGCAGAGTTGAAAACCAAATTAAAGGAGCTGAGAGGTGAAACCGCAGTACAGGAAGGCGATGTAATCTATCAAGATGATATGATTATCTTAACGTATGATGGTATCACAGACGAGTACGGAAGATATGATATCAAGTTTACTGCCGAAAATCTTACCGACAAAAAGATTCGTGTACAAACGGCTGACGCATCTGTAAATGGTATCATGACATACTCAATGCTTGCTGAGGGTATGGAGGCAAACAAGAAAGCAAAGGGAATTTTTACTGTTACGGACGAGGTTGAAGTTGAGAACCTTGAGGACTTGGAAACGATGGAATTTAAAATTCAAGTTCTGGATGATACCACATATCAAGAACTTTTGCTTACCGACCCAATCACTATCAATTTTGATTTGAGTGAGTAAAAGGTGGTGAGTTTATGGCAAAAACAATAAAATGCCCCAACTGTGGGGCGAGTATAAAAGGAAATGCGAAAGTATGCGAGTTTTGCGGCACTCAGTTTTCGGCAGAGGTGCTAAAAGAGAACGAAAAAGCAAACAAAGCAGGGTGTCCAAAGTGTGGTAGTACAAATGTAACTTTTAGCCGTGAGAAGCAACGCGAGATCACAGCAGGAAAGAACACTGTAGCGATCAGATCAACCGTGGGAGTGTGCAAAGATTGCGGCTATACATGGGATGCAAGTGCAGGTGCGCAACAGCCGAAGGAAAAGAAAAGAACTTGGCTTTGGGTTTTGGGATGGCTTTTTATCTTTCCAGTACCTTTAACAATTTTACTTTTACGTCCAACCACTCAAATGGACAGTAAAGCCAGATGCGGCATCATCGTTGCTGCATGGGTGCTGTATGTGCTGATAATCGGTGGATCAGCTGCCAACAACAAGAATGCAGATCAGCCACCACAAACAGCGATAGAAACACAAGCAGAGCTTACAACTGAATAAAAAAATAAATTGAGCTTACCAAACGGTAGGCTCTTTTTTATGCGCAAAATTATCGTTTCTGCATCGTGTATCTTTCAAAGCCTTTGTGCGATGATATGAGCAGGAGGAATGAGAGCATGTATAAAAAGTATAATCCAAATCCAGAAGCCGCCAGAGTAGGAGATTGCACGGTAAGAGCATTGTGCAAAGCTCTCAACCAAGACTGGGACAAAACTTACCTACAGCTATGTATACAAGGCTTGCTAATGGCAGATATGCCATCTGCTAACGCTGTGTGGGGTGCATTTTTGAGCCAGAACGGTTTTAAACGTGGCATAGTTTCGGAATCATGTCCAGTATGCTACACTGTCGCAGATTTTGCAGCTGAACACCCTCACGGGGTATATGTGATTGCGTTAGGCAGCCATGTTGTAACGGTAGTGGATGGAAATTATTTTGATACATGGGACTCAGGGCAGGAAATCCCCCTCTACTTTTGGGAAAGGAGTGATGAGAAGTGAGTTACCCCTACTATGGCTATCAAAATTTTGGGCAACCGTATAGCCCACCCGTGCCAGATCAGCTAGCACAGATGAGAATGCAGCAGAGTCCGCAGATGCAGGGCTATCAGAATTTTACACAACAGCAGCCTCAGCCCTCAGCTGATGACCGTATTTGGGTTCAAGGGCAGAATGCAGCAGAAGCCTATCTTGTAGCTGCTAATGGATTTGTGAGACTGTGGGATAGTAGCCGCCAAGTTTTCTATGAAAAGCGAGCTGACAGCTCTGGACGACCTTACATGGAAACATATGAGTATCAGCGCAAGGGTGCGGAATCGCCCAACGTAGGCACTGAGACGCAGAAGCAAGCTGTTGACTACTCGAAAGAGATAAGCGGCTTAAAGCAGCGTTTAGCGGCTCTGGAAGCACACTTTAAAAACGGAGGTAGTGTAGATGATGCAATTTCAAAATCCAATGCAGATGATACAGCAATTCCAACAGTTTAAAAAAGCATTTACTGGTGATCCCAAAGCAGAGGTTCAGAAGCTTCTTACCTCTGGGAAAATCAATCAGCAACAGCTCAATCAGTTGCAAGCAATGGCGCAACAGTTTCAAGGGTTGTTAAACAGCAATGGTAAGTAAATCACGCAAAATGCGTTGATTATACAAAAAAACTCAGAAAGGAGAAAAATTTATGAGTTTAACAAGTGAAAGTATGACTCCTGCCGATATCGCAGCCGTAACAGGTAATAACGGTAACGGAATGTGGGGTGATGGTGGTGCATGGTGGATCATCATTCTTTTCCTCTTCGTGTTCTGCGGTTGGGGAAACGGTAACGGATGGGGAAACAACGGAGGTGCAGGCGCAGCTGATAACTACGTTTTAGCAAGCGATTTTGCTACCTTGCAGCGACAGATTGATAGCTCTACAGCATCGCTAGAGCGCAAATCCGATGCGATCAACAGCGGCTTATGTGATGGATTCTATGCCCAGAACACCACCGCGTTGACTGGATTCTCAAACGTAAACCAGAACCTTTGTAACGGCTTTTCACAGGCTGAGTTATCCAGAGCCAACGGGCAGATGAACCTCATGCAGCAGATGAACGCAAACAATATCACAGCTATGCAGAATGCAAATGCTTTGCAGTCTCAGCTTGCACAGTGCTGTTGTGATAGCCGAGAAGCCATAGCAGGTATAAATTACAACATGGCGATGAATACCAATGCTTTGCAGCACAGTGTAGAATCTGGATTCTGCCAGACGAACTACAACAACGCTTCCAACACACGCGATATCATCGACAATCAGAACAGCAACGCAAGAGCTATCCTTGATGCACTGAACGCACAGCAGCTTGCAGCGAAAGACGCGAAGATTGCCGAGCAGAATCAGCAGATTTTTGGCTTGCAGCTTGCAGCATCTCAGCAGGCACAGAACAATTACTTAGTTCAGACACTTAAACCTGCACCAGTTCCGAGCTTCCCTGCTGGACAGCTCTATGGCTACATGGGTGGCTGCTGCAATCCGTGCAATAGCTGTTCCTGATAGGGGGTGGCGAGTATGGCAGAATATACGTTAACCACACCTACAGCCGTCCCTCTGGGCGGTGCAGTGCCATATACCAACACAATTATCAAGGGTTGCTGTAACATCAAGCACAGGGCAGGTTCAGGGCAGGTGACTGTCAAGGGCGGCACTTGCTGCAACCCTGCAAAGTACCTCGTGTACTTCCATGCCAACGTAACAGGAGTTGCAGGAGCAATTCAGCTTGCACTTTTTCTGGATGGTGAGAGGCTACCAGAAACCTTGATGGCTGTTGTTCCTGCCGCTGCGACTGACGTTTGGTCAGTGAGTGCAGAAACTGAATTTTGCGTGGACTGCTGCTGTGGCACAGTCTCAGCAAGAGTAGTAGAGGGTGCAACGGTTACAGTTAATACAGCGGAAATAATCGTGAAAAAGGAGGTGGCATAATGGGAACAATGGAAGATTTAAAACGCATGATTTGCACAGAACTTGAAGAAATCGCCAAAAAGGGTGAAATGTCCGCAGGTGATCTTGATACAGTATACAAGCTCATCGTATCGAAGGAAAAGCTTCTGCGCATTGACGAGCTTGAAGAAAAGCTTGGCTATAGCGAAGACGGCAGAAAATGGAGATACAGCAGAGACGGAGAGCCAGATGGCGGTAGCAGCTATGGACGGCATTATGTGAGGGCACACTACAGCAGAGACGGCAGAGGACGCTACAGCATGGATGAGGGACGCACGATGCTTGCAGATCAGATCAGAGATATGATTGATAACAGTGATCTGAGCCAGAACCAGAAAGGCGCACTCAGAAAGGCAATGGAAGCTTTGCAGGAGTGATGATGGAAAGGGGGTAGAGCGATGCTTGATATGGACGAGATAAAAAGTGAGATTGCACGGCTTGAAAATGGAAATATCACCTTTTCAACTGTGGAAAAGCTTGCTATGCTCTACATAGTGCAAGAGCGCAACTCCCCTACACCAGAACCAGAGCCAGTTGAGATACAGCAAATGCCAAGATATGCGTATGCAGCCGCACCAGAGCCTCCACAGTCGGACTTTTTAGAAGCTGTGAGTAAAGTGCCTATAGATAAAGCCTTGCAGGTGATAGATGAGCATATGGAAGCAATCAAGCTGCTATACCCCAAGGAGTACACGGCTGTTATAAACAAAATATTGGCATAAAAAAGAAGAGGGCAGCGTTTGTGCTTCCCTCTTTTGATTTTCTAAATTTTCTAAATCATTCTTGCGGTTACATACGGAAATACATCTTTATTTAGTTCCTTTCTTTAAAATCTTCCTTCACCATTCGCTCTAATGCTAATTTAAAATAGATTGGACACTTATTTACTCCCAGTTCCCAGTTCTGGAGTGTGCGTTTGGGAATTGAGTATAAATCCCCAAACTTCTGTTGATTTAATCCAGTCAGCTCTCGAAGTTCCCTAATTTCCATCTTGCTTTAATTCCTTTCTTTTTTCTGACTTCTTTTTGTGCCTTTTTCCGATTTCTTTTAGCTCATCTTCCCATCCTTGATGACTATTTATGTACTCACCAAAGAGTTTTTTTTCAGCCTCTTTGCGTGCTGATGCTGCCTCTTCCAGACTAAGATATACACCTAAATGATATTGCTTGCGTCTAAATGTTATATAGGCTCTGTAACTTCCGTCTTTTTGAAGAGAAACTCCGTTTACTTTTGTGCTAGAATTTTTGTTTACAGTTCCATTCTCTCTTGATCTAATGCTTGGCAAGCAAGAACCATCCACATAGCAGCTTTTATGTATTTCTCTTAAAAAGTCCCCATTATTACGGTTACAATTTACGCACATATAATTTTTTTTCAATCTGGACAACTGGGTTTCTGTTTCTTTTCCACAAACCGGGCATATGGCTTTGCAATAAAAAACGTTCTCCCCTTTTTTCTTAAAAATACTTACAATCCTAAATCCATTGATACTAGTTCCGACTTTTTTTTGTGCAATTCTCAAGTTGGATTCGGATATTTTTTTTGAAGTAGTTTTTACATGTTCCTTATTGCATCCACAAGATTTAGATTTGCCTGCTA